AGGAGCATCACCAGTTGAGTTTAGATACCAAACCATATCGTTAGCAACGTGACTATCAAATAGTGGCGATAAATTGTAAGATGCAATACCAGAGTCTGTTAGGAAGTTTGGAGTATAATCACTGCCAGCACCCCTTGCTACTCGTTGTAATGTTGGGCCAACTGCTGCGTGATAAGTTCCTGCGTCACCACTTAGTGTTTTAATAAATGTACGCTGTGATGCTTCGTTGATGCCTGCTCCATTTACGTCAGTAAATAATTCAAACATACGTGCTACCTTTTCAACAAAGGCATCGGGCACTGCTGTCTGGCCACCAACTGCTCCTGCCGCTACAATTCTTACACCATTAACTGTAACTTCTCTACTAAAGAAATTACTTCCATCGCCTGTAACATTACTAATTGCACCATTATTATATTCTGCATCTGGATTGAACCAATCTGGGTCAATATAATACGGAGCGTCTAATACTAAATCTAAACAATCACAAATACCATTACCAGGTAACACATTGCCGCCCACATAGTCTGACGGATTTACTGCGTTTGTAACACCACTGTTTATAAATTCTGTATGTCCGATCCAAGTAGCATTGTCAGCACAAATAATGTCAACATTCTCACCTGCACCTACTTGTTGTACTTTACTACTAATAGCAACATTTTCTGCGGTACTGCTTGTTTTCCAAGGGTTTTGTTTTGTTTGCATTCTGTACAAAGCGGTTGTGCGATTTATTGTAGGTTCAGCGTTTGTAAAGTTACTTTGTACACTACTACTACCCGCAGTCCACATTTGATAGTTATTGTATGCATTTGGCCATCTGTCAGTTAGTGTATTGTTGGTTGCACAATGTAATTCTTCCCAAGGTGGCATATATGTTTCTGGATATTTTTCTGGACTTTCGTTAATAAATTTTACACGTTCATCTCTTTGTAATTCAGTTGCTTCTTCTAGTGTAAGCAAGTAACTACCACGTGTCGGACTGTGTAATTTGTCATCCTCTACTGTAACTTCTCTGGCTGGCACACTTTCATATGTGTTTCCGTCTGCAATAAGTTCAGCATGTAATTCTTGCCATTGCTCAGTGGTATGTGTTCCTAGTGTGTAATATTTTTCGCCCATTTATTTCTCCATTAAGCCACTGATGATAAGTTTGTCCAAATTGCGCCATCGTAAAATACAACATATGGCCTAGTACCACCTGATGTAAGAGGATCCCAATTTGTTTTGTCTGCAACAACAATCATACCTGCAGTAGGTGTTGTTGGTTCTGCTGCTAACGGCGTTAGTGTCATTATATCTGTAACCATACCTGTTGCTGACACACTAGCTTTTTCTACTGATCCTATTTGTAATGATATTCCAGTTGCAGCATCTAACACAATACTTGTAGAACTTGATAATGTAGGCGTGCCTGATCCGCTACTAGCAAAGTCTGTCGCGGTAACTGTTCCGGTAATTGTAACATCGCCAGTACCGGTGATATCATTGGTATTAAGATCTAAATTGCCGCCTAGTTGCGGAGTAGTATCACTTGATACTTCTGCAATGCCGCTACCGCCAGAGATAGTAATAGTTTTAGTTGCGCCGTTTCCAGATGCAACAACGCCTGTGCCAACAAAATTAATTATTGTAGCTGCTGTCGATAATGCCGAACCTTCATCTTGGATAGTAATTGCACCACCACCACCGCCACCGCCGAATCCTTGCAAATTAACCCATTCCTGGGTTGCTATTGTTCCGTCTGAATCTGGTAGTATAATATCTCTATCTGCAGTTACACTAGTTGCTTGCAGTTTTGCTTCGAATTCATCAGGTGCTGTACCTTCGAAAATAAGTTTAGTGCCTTGACTAATCCAAATATTTTCTTGTGGATACAATGAAATATTTTGATCAGCTTTTAATACTAATTCTTTTCCAATTGCTTTAATTGTTGTCATGTGTGTAACTCCTACTAAACATATTTATTCAAACTATACTCGTAAAAACAGGGGCCGTAGCCCCTGTTTTCTTATTATATTTACAACTATTATGTAAATTGTAGTTGGTTGCTTGTAACAGCCACTTTTGCAAGATAGTCAGCAGCATTACCGAGCGAGCTTGCTTGGTTGCTTAGTTCTACATAACCATAACGTGTCATGAAGCTAACTACTGGCTCAAATGTATTCGGGTCTAGGACCGTGCCACTTGACATTAGCGGGATGTATGGGCAATAGAATGCCGCTGCATCTGTTTCTGTTGAACCTTTGTAACCAACAAGTACATCGTCGTTGGCTGCATACTGGTTAACATATACACGCATTGTGCCGTTTAGAGTACCTACAAATTTAGTATTTGTTGGTGCTTCAAACGTACCTTCTGTGCTTCTTGCGAAAGCTGAAGTTGTTGCACTTTGTAGTACTGTAAGTACTGTTGGGCTAACTACTGCCCAGTTACCTGCGCCACGACGTGTACGTGCTGCAATTGTGTTTGCATTTTTGTTGATAAGAACTGCAAGAGCTGCATGCTCGTCACCAACGAAAGTTGCTGTACCTGATACGCCGCCTTGAGCGTATGTATCTGTACCACCAGCAAGACTTGTTAGGCTTGAAATGATTTCTTGATCGATTTCAGCAGTAATTTCTTGTGCAAGTGCTTGCATAATTTCTGCTTCAACGTCAAGACCATGCATGCTTTGTGCGTCTTGTGCTGCTTCGAAAGTCCAACGTGCGCTGAGCTTACGTGATTTTGCTTCAACAGTTTGTTTCAGAACTTGAATTGAAAGCTTCTTACCAGCTTCGCCTTCTTGAGCCGACGTAGCTGCCGCTCTGTTTGTTCCTGCATCACCTGAGTAACCAGTTGCAATTGCGAATGGGCTTAATGCTTCATCGCCTGCTGTTGCACTGTCAAATGTTTCTGCGTAACGCACACGTAGTGTGTGAATTTGTCCAACAGGGCCTGTCATAGGCTGTACACCAACGATTTCGTTGGCGATAACTGTTGGCATGACTCGTCTAATCACTGGAAGGATTACTTTGTTTAATGTTGCAATGTTTCCACTTTGAGTAGCACCAGCTGTAATTGCCTCTGCGAGGTAATTCTTAGTGTTCTCAAGTGTTGTTTCCATCACCATTTTTTTCGTTCCAGTTAGACCGTCTGTTAGAGCTGCTTTAGTTGCGCTCCAATTTTCCATTAGGTTGTCTGCCATTTTCGGTCTCCTTAACTAATACCGGCTAGCTTACGAAGGTAAACAATATCTGCGCCGTTTTCAGCTTCTGCTGATTCGGTTAATGCTTCTTTATTTCCAGTGACTTCTTTCGAATTTTCACTTAGTACCTTCTTACTTGGGGTCGCATCTTCCTTCAATACTGATGGTAGATACTTATTAAATGCGTTTTGTAACTTGTCTGTATTAGTACTTTCAAGTAATGCACTCATTATTTCTTTTTGCTGTTTATTAAGCGGGGCCATCATCTCTTGCATGACAGCTTTGCGTTCAGCAACATCAGCTTTGATGCGAGCATCGCGGGCTGATTCTGTTAACTGTACTTCTTTTTCAGCAATTTGTGCGTTAGATTCTTCAAGTTTAACTTGTAGTTCATCCATTGCTTTGTTTAGTTTTGCAACTTCAGTACCTTCGTTGAGGTAGCTGCTCATAAACTCTGCTGCAAACGTTTCGAAAATCTTGCGACCAAACGTATTCTGTTTAGCAACTTGAATATCTTCACGTAATGTAGTAAGTTCATTCTTAATAGTATTTTCAAGAATGTTCTCAATCTTCTCGGCAGATTTTGCAATAAACTGACGTTTAGTTTCGTTGATTACTTCTTTGCCTTCTTTTATCATTTTGACTTTTGCTTCAACTAGTGAGCGTTTGTCATCATGAAACTCGTTAAGCTCTTTCGTAAGTTGCTCCATAACAAATCCCTCTAATTGAGACATATTAGTTTCTTGCAACTTGCGGTCTTCGCGAAGTTCATTAATTTCTTTGCGAAGTGTATCCATCACAAATGAATCAAGCATTTTTGAATGCTCTTTCATGTGCTTGCGATATGATACACGATCTTCTGCAACTTTGGCTTTGTCTTCTTTGAACTCTTCGAGTTCTTTAGAAATAACATCGCCAATCATTGTATCCATAGCTTCAACAATCTGCGACTTGTCATTTTCATAACGAGTTGCAAATTCTTCTCTAAGTTCAGCTGTGATTGTCTCACGAGCTTCCGTTAGTTGGGTTTCCCAAGCTTCAGATAATGAAGATCTGACCTCTTCGGAGAGCGTGTTTGAGTTTAATAGTTCATCCATTGCATGAGCCATATTAATCTCTCCTATACTTCAGGTTTTTAATAAAGTTTGTTACCTCTTCCTGGAGATAACGTTGTGCGCCTTTATCATGTCTAGTTGCCTCAGCGACATCCATTAATACGTTTCCCCGATTATGATTCATAATTCTTTCATAAATTGGATCGGGATAAGCACTTGGAGCACTTGGATTTGCAACAATATCAACTGTAATGATTTCAAAATCTTTTACTATGCCTTTATCGTCAACGTTGCCACTGCCTCGGCTAGACACGCCTAAATTACATCCACTCTCTATAAGGGTTTTACAAATATTTCCCATTGGAGTAGGTAATAATTTCAACTTGCCAATACCATTTGCACCATCAGTATCCATTTCTGTGATAATGTGTGATACACGATCTAAATTAATATTAAGATCATCTGGATGATCGGCTTCGCCTAATACACTGTATCCACCTTTAATTTTTTCATTGATTGCTTTAACAGCATTATGAATTTCTTCTTTGGTGTAGATACGATTGTTTTGGTTGCGTACATCGCCTTCAATAAAGATACCTTTCATATACAAGCTCTTGCCACCGTTAGCTTCTTCGATGCTTTCGGTAACAATGTTTGCTTGCCTAAATGTTAAGTGTTCTTTTAGCGAGGTATACATATTACTTCATTCCTCTGATTGGACTGTCGCTTTTAGTAACTTCACTCTTTGCACTTGGCGCAGGGCTTAGTTTACCAGCTTCTTGAGGACCGGTTACGCCCATATCTTTTACAGCAGGGGCACTAGCTTTAGGGCCGTCTTTTGTATCAGTTGGGTGTGGTTTAGCATGTGCATTTCCAGCGCCTTTGGCTACTGGGCTTGCTTTGTCACTGTTATCACTGTGTGAAACACTAACTGCTGAAAGTGTGGCGCCTTCTTCCATTGGCTCTACAGATTCTTCCATTTCTGGTTCGTCCATATCGTCAGCTGGCTCGTCGTCCATCATATCAGCAAATGCTGCACGTAGTTCTGCAATTGCATCTTCTACGTTGTCCATGGCTTCTTCTGCATCGCCGGCTTCGTCTTCGTCGCCTTCTTCTGCTTCTGGTTCCATGTCCATTGCGAGATCCATTTCTGCATCTCCGTCTTCCATGTCCTCATCGTCCATGATTTCTTCTTGGTCAATCTCTTCTTCGGCTGTTTCGATATCGCTAAGGAAATCTTCTTCGTCATCGGAAACATTAATTGCTTCTTCAACTTCGTCCTCATTACTATCATCGTCAGCTTCATCAAGATCGATAGTTTCGTCTAGATCCTCTTCAGAAATCTCGTCTTCTACTACCTCATCGTCTTCGGTGATACTTGACCAATGGTTTTTGGCTTTCTCAACAAATACGTTGTGTAGGAGATCAGCAGCTTTGTCTTGCTCATCGTTAACGAGATACTCGAGAACCTTTACTAAAGATTCCTTATGTTCGCTCATATCTTTCTCCTTAAAAAATTACAGGCTTACCAAGATGGTTTACATCTATATTTAACACACCAAGACGTTTTGCTTTAGAAACACCCTAAAAAATGGGTATTTTATGAATAATTTCATAAGATAAGTAAAAACTGTGTGAAAATATATTAGCCTGCGGGTTTAGCGTAAACTTTTTTAATTTTTTCCAATCGAGATGCATGTTCAATATTATGCACTTCACGTTGTTTTCTTAGACGATTTATGTGCTTTAGTGTAAGCCTACCTTTGCGGGCATCGTCTATTTGTCTATTATTATAATTGTCTTCTTCCGCATCATAATACTCGTTTAATATTTCTGTACTACGCATTTTCATCACCCCCGGTTGCTTCCGCTCCACTAATTGGACTAGCACCCTCATCATCAGCTGATGCAGTGTCAACATCAATGTCAACATCTCCACCATCTGGAATATCAAATCCTCTTACACCAACGTTGCCTAATCCAGGCATATCATCGCCTTCTGGAGATACACCGCTGGTATTTTCTTCTTCCCACATACGTTCATTTTTAAGTATTTCTGCTTCGGTCATACCTAAGTATTTCTCCATTAAGAATCTTCTACTCATGTAAGGAACACCTTCAAGTCCACTGAATACGTTAGCTCTTGCAGCATGTATTTCAATTTCTTTGTATTGACTAAAGCTCTGTGGCTCTACAAATTTAAGATCAAACAAGCTAGCATCAATGCTAAGACCTTTGTTTTTCATAAACAGTTTAAATTCTTTGTCCATAGTAGGAGCAATAGTATTTTGTAATCTCATACAGTATTGGTTAAATCTATACTCTTGAATAAATGCAGTACCTACTCTTCCATCAACATGTGTTGCAGTACCATCATCTGGACCTGTTGGCAAATAACTGCTAGGAACACGTAATGCTCTTAGCATTTTGTTTGTAAAGTAACGTAAGTCATCAATTTGACCTAGGTTCTCACCGCCTGGCAATACTTCAACTTTACTACCTCTGCCTTCAGCAGTTTGTGCAAAAAAGTAGTCTTCCATAATGCTCAATGGATTATATGCAGCATCCATAATAGTTGTGCCGCCGCCTGTTTTGTTAGGAATACGCTTTTGGTGTATTTCGTTTTTAACACGCTCAACAAAACCCATAGCTTTGTTGGGAGGCATATTACCTACGTCAACATAAAATACTCTACGTTCCGGAGCACGTTGTACTCGATAGATAATAATACTATCTTCTAGTAGTTCTTTTTGCTTGTATGTTTTAAAGATTGGATCAAGTATACTAGCACCAAAAGGCCAATTGTTGTCCATGCCTTCAGTAAGACCCATATGGACGACATGTGTTGCATCCACATTATATTCTTGTATAGTTCCTAAACTATTACTATAGTCTGCACTATTATTAGCACCATATGCTCCGCGATCCAGTGTTTGTCCACGCATCATACTGTTAACTGTGCCATATGTTTGAGAATGTTGTACAGGCTGACTAACTGTTTTTTCTTGCATATTAACATCAAGATTTTTCATTATGTATTGTTCTGGACGTTTACCTTTGGCTTCGTTAACAATGCTTTTGGTAACATCTACAGGATTTACATAGTATAATTCCCATGTTTCTGGATCTCTGATAAAAAATTGATCACCATACTTAACAGTGTTACGGAACATTCTAAAAATACGTTTGTCCCAGTCTTGTAGGTTACACCACTGTTGTAGTGTTTGCTCAAGAATTCTGCTTTCGCTTTCTGTAGCAGTTTCCTTGAATTCAATTTTAAAAGGAACATTAGTTGTTTCGTCTATTTGTGTGCTAAACTCACTGATAATATCAAGGGCAGCATTGATTTCACTGTCCATGTCCATTTGATCATATTGTGCGTAACGCTCAACTCTATTTGGTTGCCCGCTGTATACTTCAGGTAGCCAGCTTTGAAACCGACTAGAACTACTAGGTTTCATTCCCTGGCTTTGCTCACTGCCGTATACTGTAAAGTGTTTTTTCCAGCTCATTTGAATCTCTTTTGTTTCATTATACTAATATTTATGCGTTTTGTCAACTGTTAGTTTGCGTTTAGCAAACCGCTCAGCTCTTTAAGAAGTTTCATAATCTCCGACATGCTTGCTCCTTCATCTCTGTTAGGTGTATTGGGATCATCACGTTTAGCAAGCTCTTCTTTAATAGCGTCCAGAGCTGCCTGACCCTCGGGGCTGATCACGCCGCCCATGTTCAGATTCGCATATGATTCTATTCCTGATATTAAAGCATTGGCATTAGTAGGTCCCGCCAGCAGTGATGCAAGTTTATCCTGACCAGCAACGCCTGCAACTTGTGAAGCAATCAACATGGCATCCATGGCCATGAATAAATCATTTGACTCTTCTATACCTAATAATCTCATCATCGGACGTATAGCCGTTTGTCCAAATGCTGTACCAGCAGCTTTAATTAACTTATTAAATTCACTATCAGGCTTAGAAAGCTCAGTACTGAATCCCTCGGCCATACCGCTAATGGCTTCGCCTAGATTTGCTATCCCATCAGATCCTGTCATCGATTGAATAAATGTACCTGTCGCAGCTTTTATAGAGGCTGCAACTTCATCCATAGTACTAGCGAGACCTCGAATACCTTTGTTTTTTTCTGCATCTCCTACCATTTCCTCTGCTGCCTTTTGATATGCTTTAGTAACATTGTCGATTGCTTGAGTTCTAGTTTCAATAGCTAGTAGTGCTTCTGCAGACGAATCTCCAAACGTTGCCAATACTCTTGCTTGTTGTCCGCTTAGTACACTGGTGTTCTTAAGATTTGTCACTAGTGCTTGACTTTGTATAGCAAAATCTTCTGTGCTTATTGAGGCATCACCAAGACTATTAGTTGCAAAGTCAATTAAATCCTGTGCACCATCTCCTAAAAAACCGATGAGTTTAGGAGCAAATGCTCTAGGATCCATGCCAGTCGCTATCCCTGATAGTATAGCGTCACTTAGCTCTTTACCTTGAGGACCTAGTGTACTCAGAGACTCTGCAAGTTTTACGAATTGCTGTTGGGTGTGCATGGTTTGCTCTGACAGATAACTTTGTGCTACTGCACCCCTGCGAGCTTCCATGCCTGCTTTTCTTCGTTCTTGTACGTCTTGCCCTGTAATAGCTGCCATTGCTTCGTTAATTCTTAGACTTTCGACCATCTGATCAGTAAACTCACCAGTTTTAAGGTTTCTCAGCCCTTCAGTGCCGATTGTTTGACGTCTAATTTCTAATTCATCTGCTAATATCATAGCCATTTCGTCAGACTTCATTCCAAAGAATCCAAACTGCCTGGTGCCGTCACGCACAGCATTTCCTAAATCTAAAAATCGTTGCATGCCTTGACTTGTGGTGTCTCCTAGTCCTGCCAGCATTGCGCCGTTGGTGCCGACTATTTTACCAAATTGATCAAGTGTAAGTCCTAGACTACCTGCTTGTGCTTGTACTTCAATTAACCTGTCGCCAAAATTAGCACCAACTCTGGCAGTTTTATTCATTACTTCGCCTAGTTCTTCAGCATAGCCGAATGCCATGCCAAACTGAACACCAAAATTGGCCATACCCATCGCATCAAAAATCCGCTGACTGAAAGCGCCAGCTTTGGTCTCATCACCTAATCTCGATATTCCGGCAGCCGCTGATGATGTTGATCCTCCGATTCGAGAAGTCATTTTACTCAACAAACTTTTTTGTGCAGCATTACCTTGTTCTATACTTCTAGACAAATTATTAACTGCTCGTTGGGTAGAATCGCTACCTGTTTTAACACCACCTAACGCATCACGTATACTTTTAGATACGTCTAATATATCTCGCTGAGTGCCTTCCATAGCAAAATCAGGTACTTCTATTGGTACAGGTCTACCTCCTATTGGTATTGAAATTATTGCCATTAACTGCTCACTTAACTATGATAAATACTTTTATATACTGTTATTTATAGGCGAAAACATGTCAGATAATCCATTAGCAAATTTCTATCGAAATAAAGAAATATACGTGAAATTACCCACACAAGGTAAATGGTATACTACACCTCCCAAGCTAACACAAGAGGGTGAGATCGGCGTATACCCAATGACATTACAAGATGAAATACGTATGAATATACCTGACAGCTTGTACAACGGTGAGAGTTTATTTGAACTGTTTCAAAGTATTTGTCCAGACATTGCAGATCCTTACGAAATAGCTATGCCAGATGTAGATGTACTTTTACTAGCAAGTAGAGCTGCAACTTACGATAAAAAAATGTCAGTAGAAACACAGTGTACACACTGCGAAACACCAAACAGTTACGAAATTAATCTAGCGCAAGTATTAAGCAATGTTACATTTAACACAGATAAAAAAGAGATAGAACTACAAGAATTAGTCATCTCTATCAAACCCAACACATTAAAAAGTATATCAGCAAATACACTAAAGACTGTTGAAACAGCCAGAATGTTACAAGAAATACAAAATCAAGATAGTACGTTAACTGACGATTTGAAAAAAAGATATGGTGATAGTATACAAATAGCTGCCGCTGCACAATTAGCAATACTAGCTGATGCGATTGAATACATAAAATTACCAGATGATACAAAAGTTGTAGACATGGAACATATTATACAATGGCTATCTAACAGTAACAAACAAGTTGTCGATACACTACAAAAAATATGCGGAGAAGCCAATCAAAACGGAATCTCTAACGAATTTGATTTTGTATGCAACAACGAAGAATGTTTACAAAGTTTCAAAGGCAGAGTCGAGTTTAATCCAGCTTTTTTTTTCGGCAACAGATTACTAGAGCAGTAACTCCTGAAAAAATAAATCAGTTAGTTGAAAGTTATGATCAAGAACGCAAAAAAATACGCAAAGTAGTTAATCAAATAGCACTTTATTCCAATGGAAGTTATACAGTTCAAGACTTACATAATATGACAATGGAACAAGTTAAAGAGATTCAAGAATGTATGCAAGAAAAAGGTGAATTAGAAAAACAAGCAAGAGAACAATCTAAAGGAACTAATCGTAAAACTTTTTAATGTTTCTTCGAAGAGCTAAAGCTCATCGTCATACTCATTTCATTTCGTATGATATTTCTTTCTTAGATATAATTTTTATTATGATTAGTTATTACCCTGTTTTCAGTCGCACTTAGCTTGTTAAAGCCAAGTGCAAAAAAAAAGCTAAAGGTCATTACCCCGCTCCAGATCGCTCCGTTATAGTGAAACCTATTGCTAGGCAGAGGCGGTCTTGCGCTACCCCTTTACTCACTGCTTAAGACGCAGAAACTCCAAATGCTATAACGTCAACATTATTGGATATCCGTGGGTTACAATGGCACAGTAGAGCCCACTCTTTTGGTTTGTGTCCCTCAGCAAGTTCCGTTGTCTAACCAAACCAATGGCGACTTCTCAATGCTTTTTGTAAAGAGGGTATGTTATGACTGGTGTCTGTTTAGAGATTCTACAAGTGCCTTGGATCCGCCAACGCGGACATTTATTATGCCGTTGTAATATTCATCTGTTTCTAAAACTTTACGATCAAATTGTTCCCTAGCTTCTAAGTAACTCATTTCGCCTCTGCCTGTGCAGAAGTAAAGTATTTCTCTTGTAAAGTTTTCTTTGCCTAAGTTTTCAACATCTGCGTTTAACTTGTCACTGCTTCCCCAGTAGGTCTTCCAGTCACTTTCTTTAGTTGAACGCCTTTTGTTTTTTCTGCCTTTGAGTGGTTTTTTAGTTACTTTAAATTGTGCCAGTTTTTTGCCAATGTACTTTTTGCCGTTCGTGGTATTGGTTATGAGGTATACGAATCCTACGTATTCCTCTGGTATTTCTTCAACAATTTTGTCTTGATAAGTCCATTGCATATGTTTATATAGTAATTAGTATATATGCCTTTAACCATCAATGTCAACCTAAATGTACTTCTTTTTTAAGATTTCCCAAGTTTGTTTATAACCTCTGTCAATCTGATGGAAATGTGTGCTTGCTTGTGCAGCAGAGTGATCGTTTCCGCCTGGAAAACAATTGTCTCCAAAGAAGATAGTTCTCGAGTCTTTGTAGTCATTGAGTACTTGTCCTTTGTCACATCCAATGGGAAAAATATCTAAACTAGTTTCCCCAGCAACTTGTGCAACAACATCATCAAACTGTTCATTAAATGCAAGTGCTACTATTTCTCTAGCATGGTTGTGTTTTTCCCATTCTACATATTGAGCACGTTGTTGCCAATCAGCATTGCGCCCGCAAATACTAAAGTTGGCAGTACCTATTCTTTGTTCAATATGGTTACCAGTTTTTTCTGAATACTTGGTTCTGTCAAGCTGATCTTCTAAAAATTTATATTGCTCTTTTGATAGACTCCATGTGTTTCTGCTTTGTTCTTGTGCACCAACAAACATGTGATTACCACTACAATGATACACCCTACTAAATGTATTAGTGAGTGTTAAACCAATCTGTTCTAGTGTTTTAGGTCTATCGCTGCCTGTTACAATTATGCAGTGATGATTGCAAACAAAATCTAACATAAACTTTTCAAATTCAGGGTCGATAGGCTTACGTGCATCTGTGAGTGTACCGTCTACATCAAAAAGGAACTTGGTCGTCATAGTCATCGTACTCCTTTACTTCTTGTGGGAACCATTTGTATAGCAAGTCCAAAGGCATGCTGTATTTTAAAGCCTTGATCTTTTTGGTTTCATAATTGGGATTGTTTATGCCTGTTATAGTTGACGCTGTAATCTTACTGATATCAATAGTATCCGCAGTAATATCGCCTATGCTAACTGTGTATGTTGGTTCAAATGGTGCTTCGTTCAACATCCAGTCATCAAAGTC